ACTCTTGGCCCGTTTCAGTTCTTGGGGCATAAGTGAAGTCGGTCATTGCCGCCTCTGCACGGTCAGCAATTCGATTGGCTGCTTCACTGCTTCCAAACTCACCAGACCGCAATTCAGAAATAATGCCTTGAAGTGTACCGCCCAGCAGCCCAAGCGCACCACCTGTTGCACCAGTCGCGGCCGTTAATGCTGCCTCTCCTGCTCCAATGGCTTGCTCGCCTAGTGTTGGCTCTGGCTCTGGTTGTGCTGGGATTATCTCACCATAAATATCTGGCGCGTCTCCGCTTCTAGCCTGATACTCTTCAGCCGTTATGCTGGCTGACTGAGGGGCTTCTTGTTCAAAACCGCCCCCTTCAGCCGTTCTTGCGGTTGACAAGTCGAACCCTTGAGGGGCTTTTTTTGCTGTTGAAATGTCAAAGGCCATTATTCAACCTCCTCAATCTCACCACTTGGCCCCACATATGCTGCTCGACCGTTAGAGTCAACCATTAACCCCCATCCTTTTTGGTTTTCTCTGGGCATTCCTTCCACTTTTGTCGCGTACTCTTCAGCCCTAACTCTGTCACGAACACCTTGAGGTAGCTTTTCAAGTTGTCGCTCTTTTGCCTTTTGTAATCCGCTTTTTATTATATTTAATTCTTTCTTAAACTCTTCATCGCTCATATTTAGGTTTAATGCTGATGCTGCGGCAGAGATTTTTTTGCCTTCAGATTCAGACAAAGCCCCCATTCCTTTCATTTGTGCGACACCATCCATAAACTGTTGGCTTTGATACTGGTCAAGATATGACTCAAACGCCGCCGCATCTGTTCCTGGCACGGTCGGGAAAAAAGAGCTAACTCCAACAGCGGATTCTAATCCAGGGTGACCTTCTAGCGTTCCTATAGTTGTCAGTAAGTCCGTGGTTTTTTCATATCCAACTAGATCACGCTTAACCATATCAGCCTTGTCTTTATCTATTCGCCGCTTCTTTTCTGCAATATCAAGCGCTAACTTTTCATTCTTGGCGTCTCTGTCCAGTTGTCGCTCAAGCCGCTTAATGTCTGACTCTTCTTTTTTTAATGCGAGACTCTGGCGCTGATACTCTGTCATGCCACTACCTTTTCCGCCAATCATGCCAAAATCAACAGCTGCCTTTTTCTGCTCTGGTGTGCCTGAGTTAGCAAGCCAGACTGCAGACATTTGTTTTAATTCTTCAGGGCTTCGCTCTAGGTCAGCCAGTCCATGACTAGGATCGCCACCTTGGGCCTTAACCATTTCAGCGCGCTCTCTTATTGCTTGATATGGGTCGGCACCGCTTAAAATCTTCAGGGCTGTTTCGCTTTTGTTGGCCTTGGTTGCGTCACTCTTAAAGTTATATGCATTCTCGATGCCTTTGGATAATTGAGGGTTTGCCGCCATGTATTTAGACATTTCCATTATATCCCCGCGCTCAATCAAGCCACCAATCTCTTCTTGCATGGCTAGCCTAGACGCTTGCGCCTGCTCTTGCTGTAATAGCTGCTTCTCCTCAAGTTCATCTTTCTCAACCTTTCGACCATAGGCATTGGCCATAGCACCAAGACCTTGAAGAGGGTTCCCTACATCAATTGAAAATGGATTAGGCATTTAAACGCTCCTCGATTGCTTCTTTGTTAATTCGCTTAAAACCATCATCAAGAGTAATAACTAAATCAGGATAAACCTTTTCTACCTCTTGGGCTATAAAGCCCTCCTCGCTGCCTGACTTGCCTGACTCTGGTATCCAGTCCCACTTATAAGTAGAAATAGCAGGGTTTGAAGTGCTGCCAGTTTTAACGATGTTTGTTTTTAATCGCTCATCTGACATGAACGCCGCACCCATTTGGCCGCCAAAGTTAAGCATGTTGTTAATGCCTTGCTGCTTAGCCTGAGCTGCTGCAATTTGACCCATGGCGTTAGTCTCGCCAATTTGACCGTACTGCTGGGCAATTTGAGGCGCTGCGCTTTGCAATCCAGCCAAGCCTTGAATGCCACCAAGCTGCTGGTTGTATGACTCAAGCAAAGCCTGCTGTTCTAGGTTTTGATTGTATCGTGCCATATCAACAGCTGTGCCGCCCGTTCTTAGTCGGCCAGTTGCCGAGGCATTTCTAAGTAGTGCATCTTCGCCCGCTGCCTGAGTTCCCATAATTGACGAATACAAAGGCGATGCCATAGCCTGATCAATTAACTGCTGCTGATTGCCGTAATCCTCATAACCTTCAAGCCCCGCCAATCCGCCCAACTGCTGCAATCCAGCTTGGCGCAATGCTTGTGGTACTGCCTCAGTTTCTTTCAGGTAATCTAATCCTGACTGCTGGGCAGCTGCTTGGGTTTCTGCCGCTTCAATGGCTGCGTCTGCCGCTGTTTTTCCGCTAATATCATCATACCCATCTTTGAGGCCGGAACCGATTTTTTCAGTAGTCTCATACACTGAAGGACCATTCGCAGCATCAATCACAACAGATTGCCCCCCAGTGAGCAATGCCCCTGCAAGATTAGTGAGTCCTTCGGACGTGGTAGGGTCATAGTCCGAATATATGCTCTTGCTAGATGTAGGGTCTAAATTACTTAGCCATGTCATTTGATTTACCTGTGTTAGTTTTCATTTAAAGCCCTTAAGCCATTTGTTTGGCTGTTTTATTTGATGCCAAAAAGGCGTTTAGCTGCGTCTTAATACTGTCCACATCATCAACAAGCCCGTTAATTTTTGCTTTGCATTCGTTTATTAAGTCGCTCTGTTCTTGTGCGTAATTTGCATCGTATACAATCGGAGCGCTGCCGATATCCGAGGTGGTGATTTTAACTGTTGCAACTGCAGCATCTGATACAGACTGAGCCAGTAAAACAGTGCCCCCCGTTAGGCTTGCAGCAAAATCCAACGTGCCAACATTCCAGCCCAAAACCCCGTGCGCAGAATCATCCAGCTCATGGTCAGATAAATCACCTGCAACTATTAATATATTTTGAGCGTTTACAATTATATCAGCAGTATTTACCTCTATATCAGCAGTATTTACCTCTATATCTTCGGTGTTTTTAACAATCTGGTCGGCGTCTACGTCTGACAACTCAGCAAGCGAAACAATATTACTTTGCTTAAAAAAGTAATCATTCACCATACGCCTAGACCAACTCGGATTCTCGTCTACAATATCTGAGATGTTAAGCTGTAAACTTTCAAGGCGAATCTGATTTAAAGCCTTAGAAGTCATCAGCTAGCATCCACGGTAAGCAAGCCAAACGCCATACGAGAGCGAGAGGCACCGCGAAACTTAAACCCCATCCAATGCCGAACATACCCAATTCTGCGAATAATAAACCGCTGATTGTATTGGAAAGAATCACCGTAAAGCTCTGTCCATTCTTGCCCGTAGATGCGGCCGTCTTCTGTGCGGCTCATGAATACAGTGGCATCGTTATCAGTGCTGGTTATACCTGGAATTGTCTCTATTTCTATTCGGTCAATGGATAATGTTTCTAGCTTTAGGAATGGGGAGAACAGAAGCCACTCGGCTATCTCTTCGTACTGTGTGGCTACTGTGTTAGACAACAAGCCTATTCGACTATCGTTTAAATCGCCAGCCAGCCATTCGCCCGTGCGTGGATCTCTAATAATGTTGCGCCCACGGTATGGTAAATCTCCAACCGTTCCAGTTTTTAACTTAGTCCATGCATTGTCAACGCCATGACTTGCAGCAATGCTTGCGTTAAACATGTATGAGCTTTCAGGAAAGTGGTAAATAATAAATTGAGTTTTGTCTGAAGTGAACGACTCTACAACAGAGCTAGATAGTTCGTCATCAGTGTATTCCTTTAATAATAATTCAATCTCGCGTGAAGCTATTTTTTCAGCTGTCCCCATGGAATACCTGTGGCAGCTAGGGCCAGTGTCAACACGCCTACCAAGAATGTAATAAACACCCTCAAGCTCTGTCTGGCAAAACGTACCAGCTACGCCTATCTTGCTAGTTTTACGGGGCAAGTTCTGAAACGCAAACCCCTCGGCACCTGTATTGATGTAATGCTGAATAGAGAACTCACTAAACACCACTACTTCATCATCCTCGTTCTTAGCAAGCGCCCATACTTTGTCTGGGGTGAAATCAGGCTCGGCCTTGTCGTCAGGAAGAAATATTTCTTCATCACTAGGAGAGGAGTGGTAAATGTCATTTCCATCGGTCAGGAATACATAGCCATCCACCCACGTACAATCTATGGGGCTACCCACTACGCCGTTAGAGGTTATCTCTCTGAAACCGCTCACTGTGTTGTAGTAGAAAAGCTGATTATTACCAACAATAACAATATTATTAAATGAGTACGTGAAGGCACACTGACCAGCACCTTCAATAGTACCAAGCTCTGTAACATCTCCACCCGCTGAGACTGAAATAAACTTATTGCCTGATACTCGATAATGACCCTCAAGCCCTTCTCTTGCGCACCAAATGCCGCCACGATCAACACCAAAGCCCGTGGCAAACTGCTCCAAGCCATACATTTGATGCATATAGCCAGCGGCCCCAAGCTCGGGCTTATTGATGCCAAACATGTTAACGGGGATGGCATCGCGATAATCAACGGCATCGCTTTGAAATGTATCGCCCTTAAGGAGTGTGACCGCTGGCATTCTTTAACTCGCTGCTGTTGATTAGTTAGCCAATTATAACGTATTGCTATCGGTCTTGTCATTTAATGCTATTTACAGTGGCATCGATAGCTGGCTAAATACGGCTTCACACAATAAAAGGGGTAGAAAATGATTCGACTAACAATGGCAATGGTATTAATGCTTGGCTTTGCATTCAACGCAAGTGCAGCTAATTCAACGCGAGCGCTTAACGTATGCCAAAGCTTCCTAGAAATAATGGCAGTCAGCAATAATTACTCTGTTGAGTTCTTTAAGGTTAAGGGTGCCAGCTATCAATACGGCGGTAACTATGCAGAGTTCTACATGGATTTAATGGGTCGTTTAGCCTTAATTAAATGCCGTGTTAACCATGGATCAGGCATAACCTATCTAAAAATGGGCGATAATCTTATAGTTGATAAGCAATAATCATTTAATTCAGGCACAAAAAAGCCCCTGTCAAAAGGGGCTAGAACGTACCACCTCCTATCTCCGAAGTGATTGCGCCCTATGTAAGCGGCGCGGGTTATTAGCTTATTTTAGTCAAGTAAGCATAGACGCCAAATCTAGCCGCATTATTCTCAGAAGAGCAGTTCATAGTCACTTTGTACTCACCGCCCCCACTGGGTACAGTAAAATACCTGACTCCGCTTGCATTAGCGTATTTATCTGCTTGAGTAGTGTCGGGCATTCCAGTTGCTATTGGGCCTAAAGGTACATCATCTAGCCACAACCCCATATTTACCCACGAAACCCATTTCCCGTCAGGGCTATGGATATTAAACCCCAGTTCGCCACGATAAGTACCCTCTCCTATCGTTCCCGTGACTAGGACGTCATCCTTAGTCACAGGGGATTCACTATTTCCCAGCTCAACAGTAAGCGCAGCAATCGGAGTTATTGCGGCCTCAGTTGCTAGATTTTCCTTAGTTTCTGGAGAGCCAGAGGTCAATACAACCCAAAATCTATCGTTTCGACCCCCTTTCAGATTAACGTCATCCGAAGTATTTTTCCGTTCAAATGCAAAATTAATACAGTGAGTAAGTGAACCTTCCTGTTTATCGACTTTAACACTTTCAATAAGCGGCAATGTTAATGTCTCGCCTACTGTTGTCATTTCTCCGTATTCTGAGAAAGACGCACCGCCCTCTCCCGTAGTGGTTTGCACTAGCACCCTAAACGGGATGTTGAGCATCACATCTGCAGGCTGAACTTGAACTGCCGTGATTAAAAAGTCATCAGTACCTGTATACGAAATGTTATAGCCCGACTTCGGAGAGCAATTAACTATCTCATCAGTAGACTCCGTATATAAATCAAAGTATGTATCTTCTATACCCTGGCCCGTCCAAAAGAAAGGGACACCCATTTCACCCTCGGATAAATATTCCACCTGCGGTATCACAAAGTTTTTCTCGTCTGGCGTCAGGAAGTAAAGCCCCTTTTGGGATATGTCTCCTATTAGAATACCGCCAATATCTATAGGCGTGTTGCCGCCCAAACTTACCTTCTCAAACGCGCATCCAGTAAATACGGCAGTTTCAATATACGACCCTTCTGAATTAACAAGGCGGTCGCCAGTTAAATCATAGCCCTGTACATTGTTCATTGTGGTTCCAGCAATAGCGCCAAGGCTTGGCACGGTGTACGTATAGCTGCTGTTACCAGTGAATGACGCAGTTTCGCCGTCAATGGTAATGTCAAACCGTGGATAGTTGTTGTCATCCAACCCATAGTTGAATTTAAACTCCACACCGCCAGCATTGAATGCGTCCCTAGCCTCTGCGCTTACCGTTTTGCTAAATGAATAAGTAGTGCTGGTACCGTCTCGCAAATACCACGCCCTGAATGTTCCTGTGCTCGGCTTATACTGCAAACGATTTTTTGACCACGCCTCATTACGTAGAAGATTAAACCAGTCGGTACTTTCTGGGTCGGCTGTAATGGAATCTTCAGACCAATCATTGACAGTTATTAATGCCAAATCCTCACCACCAAACGTCCACCGCCCGTCTGCATAACCCTTGTTTGGATTAGTTGCCGAATCCACATCGGTAACAGTGAACACCTCGCCAATTTTGGCCGTGTTAGCGTCTAGCTGTGATTCTCGCAAAGGCTTAAGGTATTCCGCCTCGCTTATTAACTGCCATTTTTCAGTATTGGACTCTAGCGTTCCAGTCTGCACGCCACTGACTAAGCACTTATAAAGCTTGGTTTCTATTGGATAGGCTTCTTGGCCAGCCGTTAGCCATTGTCCTTTAGTGTAATTTGTTCCAGATTTAAAATATGGAAATGCGGTATGCCAAAGCGGCTCGATAATATGAACGTCCCGACTAAATGCAGGTATGAATTGCCCATCAATTGTTGACCCAAGAATAATCAAGGGCTTGGTTGATTGAATAAAGCCAATATGGCCCACGCCAGCTTCAACGGGATACTGTCTAAACCACTGCGCTTTATTTCTACCAGGAATCGGAACTTGGCCTTTTCCGCTGCCGAATTGCGACATGGTGCAGTTAGCAACACTGTCGTTTCCGTCCATCAGTCGATTTCCTGTTCTAAATGTTGCCCCTGTAAAGTCCTGCTCTTTTTCAAATGTAATATAAACACTTTCTTCAAAGCAGCTTACATCTTCCATTACTGTAAATGTATGCTCGTAAAAGTTGCGATCGGGGTTAAATGGCAGGGTCAACAGCTCATCATTAAGCGGCTGACTATCTAATACTGTAATATTCGGGTCTTCTTTTGAGCCTGCGAATCCTTTTTTCATTCTAACCGCAGAGTCAGCGAATTCATTGCCCAGCAAAGCGCCGCCCATCGATGGCCCAACATTAATCAAAGTTGTAATGTCTGCGCCGTATGCAAAACCCTCAGTGCTATCAGATATGATGAAGCCATCACTGGTAACTGAGCCGCCCAATGATTGCAAAACTTGCCATTCATCAAAGCCGCTCAAGCGCTCTTGCGTCAGTCGTGTAACTTCTGGGTCTTCTGTATCAATCTGAACCTTAGAGCGCCAATCGCCTTTAACTGGTGCTTCATACGTCCCTTGGTTAGTTGGGTTATATATCCAGCCATCAGGGGCTATAGGATTGTAATTACCGCCTTCACCATCTATTAAAATATCCAGCCCGCTCGGCATAATTCTACAGAAATAGTAGTCGGTGCCCGTGTCAATTTCCATAACACTATTGAACCAGTATTCATCGTCTGCATAGCGAGAGTCGGCAAAATAACCATCCGCACTCATCGTGGCTATACTGTCGCCATTGGTAGGTCTGTAAATGTATTTATCGTAAATGCCTTGGGCTTGTTCTACGGTTCTGGCTAGCTGGCTTTGTTGAAATGACATATCTAATCCTTGAAGGTGTGAAGGATTAAAGTAATGCCCCCGAAGGGGCTGAAGCTGAAGGTATGAAGGGAAAGGGGCGCGCCCCAAGTGTGACCCCCTTCACAAGGCCACACGCTTATTATAAGTGCTTAGCATGAGAATGCCAAACGCTTATATATTAACGCCCTCTAATGTTGCTGGAATGCGAATATCAAAGTTAATCAATCGAGTAGTAACACGACCCGCATCTGTAGTGGCTATGATTCTAACCATCTGCCAAATACCTTGCTCTGTATTGCTAACCGCTTCAACTCTATAGGTGATGTATGGATATACATTGTCACTTTCTAGAATTGTAAGGCCAGATTCCGCTTGAATGTTAAACGATTCAATAACCTCATCACCCTTGAGGTATGACGTGAAGTCTTCTTTGTAATCGTTAATATCACCAATAAACATATGGTGTAGTTCCGCATCCTGCGGGGGTTGTGGCGGTGTACGGTAAAACTTCTGATGCCAGCGATTACGCAAGGCTGCTGCGTTACCAATAGGCTGTCTGTGTGGCTGCTCTACTTCACGGATGTTATCAGCCGCTATCATGCTAGACATACTAGACAATGATTGCTGAGCATTTACCCCTAAACTATGGGGAATGTCTTTCCCAAAGTCAGCGCACAGCCTAACCGCTAAGTTAGCTTCAAAGGCGTTGCGATATTTTAACGCAAGACCAGATTGCTCATTGGGGTCAACGTCCCCTTGATCAAAAGCCTCGCGGTAATAAGTTGTAATATTGCGACCTGCAAACTCTGCCGCCATTTGTTCCAATACCTGAAGCGCCAATGTGGTGTCTTCAGGGGTTGGGTTTACAGTTAATCCAGATATGCGCATCTTACTAAACGCGCCTTGGACCAAATCTATTTTTGTATTGGCCATAAAGCTGCCTCTAGGGTCTTAATTTGCTTTTTGTCCCATCCATCAATACCAGCCTCTTTTGCAGCTGCGCGTATTTCTTTAGTGGATAGCTTGCCAGTGTCGTTAGTGTCAGCTTCTTGCTCTGAAATAACGCCATCTTTATTCTTGTCTAAATCTTTGCATTCGGGGTCAGTTGACCAGCCGCCATGCTCAAGTTCACCAAATAAGAATTCGATGTCAACCAGTTTAGATTCGATATTGCCATCAATCTTTTTGTAAATAATTGAAGCCATGAAGCCCCCCTTGTTAATTAAAAAAGGGGGCCGTTAAGCCCCCGTTTCTTTACGCCGTTAGAGCAATACCACAACGAGACGGATCTTTAATTGTCACATCCCACCAGCTGAACAGGCGATAACGGAAGTTCATATCCACAATGTTGGCATCATATACCATGTACATTGGGTGTCCGTTCTTCATTGTCGCGCTGATAACTTTATGGCCGCTGTACTCGGCAAATAGGTCGGCAGGGATTGTGCCCGAGATTACCTCAACCGCATCTTCATCAAAGAACAAGTTGGTTTTGGCAATTGCTTGGGTGTTCTTCGCTTCAACAGTTGCGCCACTGGTGATTTGCGTATCTACGTTAGCGTAGGCCTTTTCGATGACAGTCAATGCCGCATCGTCAAGAGCAATAGGCTTAGGATAGATGGTGATACTTGTACCAGAAGGAACATCAACCACCGCAAAAGTACGAGGGGTTAAAGTGTTCTGCTTGGTAGATGCACCAACAGCCATTACAGGAACGCCGCCATTCTCAAACGTGATCTTGTCGCCAACTTCATAATCAGCAGATGCAGCTACTGGAATAGTCGCTGTTCGATAATCAACGTTAGTTACTGCACCAGATACCGCATTAACGCTACCGCCTTCAGGCTTAAAGCTTTGGGTAGCCGTTACAGTTGTAGCCGTTACTACACCACCAGTATTGGTTGGCAAGAATGAACCAGTGTGAATATCAAATTCGGCAATGTTATTACCAATCTGACCCTTGCGCCATGCGTCATCTTCTGGACGGCCCTGCATTGTTTGCTTGTTACCTAGGTCAACAGCAAAGTTACGAGTCGTCTGGTCATTAAGAATGAAATGGCGCTTGGTGTGCGTACGCTGCTGCTCGTTCAAAAGTTCTTGACCTTGCGAAATAAAATCAAGACCACTAGTAGCAGCCGATTCATAAAACAACGAACCTTGGGTTGCAATTGCGTTAGCAATAGTTTGGTTCTGCTCAACAGCCATTTGACGAGCTGAACGCTTGCCACGGCGGCGCCAGAACTCTAGATCACGCATATCATCTGCGCGCTGTTCAACCATATCGTTAGAAGGGTCACCCAAAACACTTGGGTAAGTTTCTTCAATGATGTCAGTTGCCTTGCCAGTCATGTTCCAACCTTTTTGGATCACGGCTTGCTGTTCAACAGGACGCCACACGAAGTTATTCGCGTTTTGCATTCCTGCACTACCTGGCTCAAAGCGTTCAACGAGATTCAAGAGCATCATTTGATCCTCAATCGTCTCCATTACGTCTTCAAACATTACCTCTGCGATTTTACCAGCTGAAATAGCCATATTTTATTTACCTTAAGTTACCAAGTACGAGTTTGATGGCCCGCCGCCTTCGATTCCTGTTTTATAGCCCATGCTTTCTGGGTGTCACCAGATTTATGCGCCTTGTCATAAGCTTTCTTCGCTGCGTTTTCAGTGCGGCTAGATTTCTTATCACCTTGAACGGTTGTCGCTGGTTTAGGTGCCAGTGTTTTACGTTTTGCAGCAGTTAAACCAGTTTTAAGCTCACCTAAATACATCATTGCTTTGAGACCATTGGGGTCTGTGCGCAAATGCTCTTGGAGCTTGGCAAGTTTCGCTGGGTTACGGCCAAGGTTATAAAAAACCTTTTCAGAACCATCACCCATATTTGCAATTAGATTGTTAGTCAGTTGCTCACCCAATGCGTTTTTAACCGCAAAGTCTGACGCTTGAAACGACTCGGCATCTATATTGCTTGCCTTACATAGTTTTTCTGCTGCCGAATAATGACCATCTAAAGCCGCATTCTGCGCACTAGCGTAGTTTTTAGCCGCCTCTTGATGGGCTGCCTGTTGACTCTTGCTTGCTTCATCAGCTTTACGCCATGAATACAAAGCATCGTCGTAGGCATCCTCGTAATTATCGAGGTGATCAAAGTCACTGCGCTGTGGGCGTCTAGCACCAGCTTGCGGGGCGGGATTGCCCTGTGCTGCTATCTGCGCCTTTAAGTCTGCCACTTCCTGCTGATGCGCTTCGTTAAGCTTCTCTTCTTTATGCGTGAACTTTTCCCGCATCTTTTTCCGAGCTGCTCCCCATGCCGCATCTGGGATATTGGCCAAATCATCATTCTGCGAGGTTTCACCCTCACTTTGCATCCAAGCTGCCGGCTCTTCTTTAGGCTGTTCGTCTTCGCTTTCTTCATCTTCGGCCGCTACCGTTTCAGTTTCTTGCGTTGGCTCTTCAGGCTCTAATTCAGGTGCTTCGTCTTCCGTTTCGTCTTCATCCACCTGCGGGGTAGCTTCCAACTCTGCGGCCTCTTCTGCTGCCATTGCTGCTTTATGCTCTTCAAGTGTCAACATAGACTCTTGTATCCTCGTTTTTGCTGATAACCACAGTAAAACCGCTGTGTTCGGTATATGCATGTTTACCTCATGCCTGAGTGGGTTCTATTTTACGCTTATAGTTAAACTCTTGCAAACTGGGGCGGGTTAATAGGTTTTGCCTATCAGGTGGGCGTAAAAAAACCCTCACTGGGAGGGCAAAGATAAGCACTCGAATTGCTTATTTGTTACTGCTCTTTAACCTCAATGGTCTTGCCTTCTAAGTCCAGCGTCTCCATGGTCTTAAGGTCAACGAACTGGTAGATCTTAAACGCTAGCGCACCGTCACGCTTCTTGAATGACACCGCTACAATAGGCTTACCTAAAAACGCAGCTATGAAGTTATCAGGCGGATCAATTAGCCCGTCTTTAGTTCTAAACTCTGTGCATTGTGTTGTGCTGATACGTACCTTCATTATCTCATTCCCACTGGGTTTAATTCATCGTTAGTGTATAGCTGACATATTGCTTGGCTGTCATTGGGTATAATTACGAATTGATCAAGCACAGCCCCGTTAGTATTCTTGCGCTCGATAATACAACCGCCATCTTTAGCAGCTTCAAATATCTCTGTTCGTTTGTGGGCCATGTCGCTGGCGTTAAAGGTTTTCATTTGCGTGCCTCTTCTTTAGCGCCTCACACTTATCTGTTTTTGATAGCTTCCAGCGCTCAACCATGTATAGATTATTATCAACAAACGACCTCACGTTAACTGTATCCCCGCTGTACTCGACACCTTCAACACATACCCCTCGACCATCAGCTATCTCGTAATACTCACCTTTAACACACCCTTGCAAGACAATGGCAGTTAACACTAATAGAAGCTTGTGTGTATTGTTCATTTCTTCACCTCGTACCCGCTAGCTTCAATAAAGGCTAGTAGAAGTTTCATTTCATTTGTCATTTAAATACTCCTTTGCCGCACTTATCCACCCCTCAAAAGAGAAGTTTGGAATATCTTTTAGCTTAACTTCGGCCATGTACTTATAGATATTGCTATCCACTACCTTGTACGCCATTAACTTAACGCATGGATTGGTCAGATCTGTTTCAGCAATCCAATGGATGCTATTCATTTCTTCACCTTCTTAGGCTTCTGCTCACCAAAGATTTTCTTGAACTGCTCGTCAAAGCTGGACTGGCTCATTTCTTAACTTCCTTTTTAGATTAAGTCTAAATAGTATAGCTAAAAAAAGGGGCTGTAAACCCCTTTGTGTTATTGCATTTGCGCCCTATACGCTGAATGAGCCTTAGACTCTGCCACTATTCTATCGGCAAAGGCTTTGCTTCGTTTATAGTCAATCTCTGCGCCTGCCTTCTCTGCTTCAACCTGAACTTTCATTCTTGAGGTTGACGCATTATAAGCATCAATCTGTTTTTGCTCTTGCTGAATTTGCGCATCGCTTTGCACCTTCATCATTGCTATTTGATTCTTCTGTAATGACGCATTAGCTTTGGCTTGTTCTGCCTGTGCCGCTACCATCATTGGATCAGGGGCTTGTGCTTGCTGCTGCTGATTAACAATAAGCTGTTCTTCTTCTGGGGTTTCAGGCTTAACAACACCCATCAAAATTAGCTCATTGCGTGAGTGTTCGCGTATATCGTCAAACGCGATACCGTCCACTAAGGTCATCTGCTTAAGCAATAGCATCTTAGCCATGGCGGCATCACCAAGGGCTGCGGCATTGCCTGCCATCTTCTCTAGCTGCTCTAGTGTCTGCTCTCGCTTGCTTGAATAACTTGGGCCTATGTCTGCGTAAACCTCAAACTCTAGATTGGTAATGTCATTCAACATAACCAACTCACCGCTCTCTTTGTCGGTGACTGAACTCATGATTTGCTCTTTCTTGCGTGAGCCATCAGGCATGGTTAATGTAACAGTACGAGGCGAATCATAAACAACGCTGGCCATGCTTGCGAATATCTCACCACCACGGCGGCGTGCGTGCTTGCGGTTCTCTTGGTAAACAATAGATTGCTGATCAAGGCGCTGCTGTAATTGCTGAACAGCTTTACCACTAAGGTCGGTGTCCATAATATCATTAGGCAAACCAGCGTTAGCTACATCGTTAACGGCTTCACGGGTTTGGCCAATCAATGCTGATAGAGCTTGCGGTATTTGAGCCTCTGGCATCATAGCTGGACCTGGTGCTAATACAGTACCATCACCCGCCACACGGTTGGTTAGATAATACGGGTATTGATTGTCGGCCCCTGATTTATCATACATAAACTCGAAACCCTGAACCTGCTCAGAGTTGAATATGGGTTTAGGTCTTGGGCTTCTGCTTGCAATGTCTGCGAGGTATGACATTTGAAAGTTGCGTAAACGCTGCGGGTCTTTGGCTAGTCGAGTTATCCCTTCGTAATGCTCCTCACCCTCGATGAATGCGCGTTCACCATATACCGGCACAATAGGAATACACTCACCAGCAATAGGCTCAGCGCTTAGTATCTCGCTACCACATGCAATGTATTTGGTTACTTCCCAGCGCTCTATCTCTTTCTCACCAACGAATTCAAATCCTGCCTCGATAAGGTCGTCTTCAATTTCTTCAAGGTCAGATTTGCGAACGGTTAACGGCTCACCCATTGGGTCTGACAAGGTGACAATAAAGTCTTTTACTTTCTCGCGGTTGTATAGAGTAACAACATAGACACCCTCATTCTTACCAGCTGCCCACGGGAATGCATAGGATTGCTGCGGGTCTGAGAAGCTAGACATCTTCCGCTTGGCTTCTTCAACATCGCAGCCAGTCAGGTCAATAGCTAAATCAATAAAGCCCTCTTCAGAATACATTGTTAGCAGTGAGACAAACTTGGCATCGGCTTTGTCTAGTAGCTTGGCGTTAGGGTCCCAGAAACAATTATCGTTAGCCTCGTACACTGGACGGCATCGAATGACCTGTTTAATATCTCCCGCGTTATTGCTCTCATACTCTGTGTAATACTCATAAGCACCCACACCACAAACAATAGCCTCCCCGTCTGCGTTGTTGAAAGCCTCTTGGCAGGTGTTTAATCGCTCATGAGACAGATACAGCCCATCAACTAAGTCGGCCCCGTCTTCTCGATCTGGGTCTTTGGCGTCAAAGTTTAGTTGAATTGGATTGGCGCGCAGGTCTGCCATGATTTGACGGCCTGCCTTTCTTAGAATATTAAATTCACCACGGTATTGGAGTTCGGTTTCTGCAAGGCTTATATCGTCCCACTGAGTAACCCAGTAGAAAACCATATCATCGGCTGCACCTTCGCGGGTAATTACCCCATTATTAAAGGCGCTGTCTTGTAGCTCTTTAAGCTCTTTGAGTTTTAGGGTCATCTTCTTCTAGGGGCTCCCGCTCCCATGCTGCCCATTGGTCTTGGTATGACGGCCTTGGGCAAAATATTAATAGCACTTGACTTGTCGAATGATAACACACAAGCGTCTAGCAAGTTAGGTGAGGGGATTACAACCTTGTGGCCATCAGGCATGGCTATCCCTTTGCGCATCTCGTCTTTTGTGTAAAAGCGTATGGCGTCACTTGGTTTAAGCGGCAGTTTACAGGACTCAGCTCTTAGCTTTTGCATCATAGAGCTACTGATTGATTTAGAGCAAAAACTTATTAAATCTTCGGGGTTGTGATATTTACCAAGAACAACCGCCTCATAAGTTTTGAAAACACGGTCAGCAAACGAGATAATGTTTTGAGCTTTCTTGTTAGCGAACACGTCTTTGTTGGCCTTCTGGCCCTTCAAGTTTAGAGTGGTGTTATCAGATTTGAACATCGCATCTGGAAAGTGAACCCCCTCACTGCCCTTGTACATAAAGGTTTGAGTGTTTGAGCCTTTGAATGCAGCCACAGCTTGATCTCTAAGTAGTGCTCCCATGCCGTCACAGTCCCAACCAAAGGTGTCGGCACCAAACTGCTTAGCATTACGGCACGCAATATCAAACGCCCTGTTGCCGTTCTCTGCGTCTATCTCTGTCACCTCAGTAAACACAATACCTTGGCGCTCTACGTATCCAGTCGCGTCCCTGCCTACGTCCGAGGGGTCACACGCTGCAACTTTACCGCCCTTGATTTCAATGCCCAGCTTGATATGAGCGTCAATGCAAGCATCAAACCAATCAGCGCAGATAACAGACGTGTCAATATCATCATTAAACGCACCGTGCCATATATGATCAAATCGGCTTTTCGACATGCGGCCATCCCCCATCTTCTCACGGTCTTTTTTAAGTTCTGTTTGTAACGATTCATCAAACTCAAACCACGGGTTATCTTCATAGCCGACCTTTATGATTAAGTGAAACTCGTCTTCGTAATATCCATCACGATCTAGCGCAGCTTGGTAGGGAACAATGTATTCTTGGCTCATTGCATCCGTTGAGCTTTCTGGATTCCATAACCACCAAAGTTCTGCGCCGTCTATGCCTCGCAGTGTTGGGCCTAATGTATCAATGGTTTTTAATTTAGTTCGCGCAGCTTCTTCCATTAAGAATATTTTGAAGCTACTAGCGCCTTTCATATCAATAACGTTTTGAAGACCGCCAAACTGTAGCAGGCCGCCAGTCTTATGTTTAATGCGCCATTTACTAGGAATAGATAGGAAACCAGCAACACCAAGGCTTTTTATAGACTCCTCAATACCTGCGTAGATAGATTGTTCTAGCGATTTCATACGCTCACGCATAACGAACACTTTAGAACCGCATGAGTTAACATCACCAACAACTGAGTCTTGAGCCATTCGGGACTTAGTTCCGCCCCTGCCGCCATAAACAGCTTTGTGCTTCTTGTGCTTTAGAATTAAAGGCTCTAGCTTTTCCACTAGGCAAATGGTCGGCTCTTCGGTTGTAGCAACCATCTTGCCTATCGTTCCCTTCCATCGCCTGATAAAGTGCGGGACTAGCTTACCATCAACTTTATCAACTCTATCAACAACACCATAAACAGAAGGCTCCAGCTTTCCAGACTGGGCAAGCGCCATCTCTGAAAGCCTAGACACCTCTTTGGACATAGGTCTAGTCAATTACGCCATCTCCAATACTTTGCGAACTTCTTCGAGCTGCTCTTTTAATACCGTGGATTCTTCAATAACTATTGCATCTTTTACAATGCCAACAATCATAGCGCCTACATCAGGGGATAGTGCCCCTTTGGATATTGCATCAACAACAGCAAACGCTCTTTCGGCTGGCGTGCCATTCATTGGGAAATCAAATTGAACAGGGTCAAGAGAAGGCTTTACATTAGACCACGCTTTATCCCCTAGTAACTTAAGAAGCATGGGACTTGATTGGTCGTCTGCATCAAAAGCTCTCAAAGCAACACGCTTAAAATATTCCTTCTCTGCTTCTTCTGGTGAGGCGCATACAGGTATGGCGGCCATAATCCCCTCAAGCACCTTGCCTTTGTTGCCACGGCCCCTATTGGGTAGCTTGTCGCCTTGCTTAAGTGTTGTACTACTTTTTGGCATATAACCCTCTAATAAGCCTTTAATCAGATAATTTTAACATAAAAAAAGCCCTTTATAAAAAGAGCCTTGCTTATTACTGGTTAAGAATTTTTGTCTTTCTTTGTCTGCTTTCTGTCTTTCTTTATCTGTTGCCACTTACTGTAAATCATTAGGCTTGTTAGAACGATGCCCAAAGAAGTTGCAACTAATGAGAGGGTTTGAGGTAGCCAAGACATAACGCTCAGGTCAATCGCTAAACCTGTCGTGCCTGTCGCTACTAGCGCCTGAGTCTTTGGATTGCTTAGGACTATTTCTGCTAAGTCGGCTTTTAAGTTTGGCAATACATGGCTTGTTGTAGTCATTATTTAAAAACACCACTATTGGAGCTATGAGCATTGCCACGAATGCCACGCATGAAATTACTACCCCAGTGCTCTCCATCTGCTCGCGTCCTTACCATTAGTCTAAACCATTCAGTTATAATTAGTCCCATTACTAGAAGATTATACACTAAAGGCTCTTGATAGGTGTACCACATCACATAACCGATAAAATGCACAGCGATCGCAAGCACTTGGGTTATTTGAATAAATACACCTAAAGGTGAGCGAGGGAGAAATTCGAGAGCTGCAAACACTGCAAGAGATGCACATGCTGCAGTTCCATAATACTCATAATCCGTTAGGCCATCAGCAATAACAAAGTGAAGGCCAGCAGGAATAAGAGCGGCCAAACAAATCATCGGCCGACCCTCTCTACTTGGTAAAAGCGTGTTTACTAATAGCGCGATAGATAGGAGGGCCATGCTAATCATTTTTAGTTTCTAACTCGTTTCTTTCCGTTGCCGCCCGCTACGCGAGTGGATGATTTTTTCTGTTCTTCTTTAACTTTCTTCTTAGCCATGGTTGAGCCTCATTTTATCGGGTTTGTGTTGAGGGTCTATTGTACCATAACTATGGGCTTGCTCAAAACTACCAAGCAAGGGCGGGCACCACAGGGTAGAGGCGATGAGCTTTATGCACCCCTTCACGCTGAGCCGCTGCCCTTGCTTGGAAATACTTATTGTTCTTCTTATTCATGCGCTTGATTGCTTTTCTGCACTCTGCTGTAGGTTTCATTTATTTATCCCTTGTATTAAATGTTTTCGTATTCATCAATCATGCGCGTACAAATTCCGTCCAATTTCTCAGACATACCCCACATATCATTATTGTCTCTGCGACTAACTACGGCAGAACGGTGCACGTTCCGACCTCTGAGGATTTTTGAGGCCAGTTTAATTAATGCGACCTCCCAGTATTTCTTAATTTCCTGCCTCATTCGAGCTACACCCCCACCAACACATTACCAGCATCAATGCGTATCTTTGCTAGCATTAATTCAACAGCCTCGCCTAGGTATGCTGCTGTCATTTTGTCGGTGATAATATTTGAATCAAATTCAATTGCCGACTCAATATCTGCTATATGGTCGACCAAATCATAGCTAACCAAAAAACCGCCATCAACATAACGCAGGGCTATTGGCCGCTCTGAGTTATCAGCCAAGTAGTCATTTACCAAAGTTAAAAATATTTTCATTGCTATCACAGTGAGTTCTCCTCTGCAAAATCCCATACACACTTAGGCGTTTCAAGCTGGCCATAACCAATATCCACACCGTTTAACTCTAGGTGGATGTGGTCGTTATCATTGAAATATCCCGCAGCGCTGGCCATCTCATCAAATGCTTTTATTGCATCATGCAACTGTATTGCATGGTCTAGTGATTCCATTGAATTATCTACAAGAGTAATTCTTGTGTCTGGCTCGCCCTTGATGACCTGCTCTAGTAATATTTTCATGCTTTCCCCTTAATTGATAACCCATTATAAGCACTGGCAAGCTAATAGCATTGGCAGGAACCACCAACCTTTTTACGGGCTGGTAGAATTTGCCACTTTTGGCCCAACTTCGCAGTACCAGCAGGCAGGGGGCGATACCCTAACAGCCTCCTCTCGTGCTGCTTCATTGTGCACCCACATAACGCCAATCACCGTGCTCAAGGTTAACGCATAGAAAAATTGCTTAGCCATGCGCCACCCCCTCGCTTATTTCTTCATCCTGCTGCTGTGCATCCTCTAGCTCTAGCAGTCGGGCGTTTATCTCGTTTAAATTCATCAGCGCTGTAGCTGAACCAGGTAGCTCTAAATCAACAG